CGCCAAAGCCCTTGCTGCCCGCCCCCTACTGGAGAAGGTGGCAAGGTTGGGCGATGTGATCGGGCAGCAGACCGTCGCCCAGGTGCAGCAGTTAGCCGAGCAAGCCGCCTCCTGGCTGCGGGAAAATCCCCCAGGTCAACCAGTTGCAATCGAGCCACGCGGCTGCCCGACGCCAGGGGCTTGCACTTGCGTGGAGCCCGCCCTGCCCCTGCCACAACAGGAGGCCCCCAATGACTGACTCACTGCCCTGGTCAACAGAGCCAAACGTCTCGGGTCGTTATCTATGCCTCCGCGATGGCGTCTTCACCCTGTACGACATTGGGTATTACAGCGATCCTCAGATGGGTATCTCTGAATGGGAGGCGACGGAAGTGTGCACAGGTAACAGGGCTGGCTGGAGTGTTGCCAATCTGCAGCCTGCCCATTGGCTGCTGGTGACCGCTCTCCCGCTGCCAAGCTCCACATCACCTAACAAGGCAAATGACTGAAGATCAAATCAATCAACAACGCAAAGCCTATGCAGGGCTGGTTCAAGGCATGAAGGATAACGGCACATGGAATGTCGTCAAGGATTTGATGTATCCCGGTCCCAACGGGCCGCTCCGCAAAAGCGATCTTGAGCGCATCTGGGCCGAGGAAGCCGCCCTGCCCCTGTCTGCGGGGGAGGGGGAGCTCACATCCACCAACCACCCAACCAACGAAACCCCATGACAACCTCCACCCCCACCCCCGGCTACGGCCCTGGCGACGACCTGGACCGCGACGGCATCCCGAATGTGCTCGACGGCGCCGTCGCCTTCCTCACCCAGGGTTCCATGGCCTGGCACCGACACGTCCAGTCGGTCTGCCGGGCAGCGCCGTTCGATGCCCTGCAGGCCGGCCGCCGCTACTGCCTGAGCCTGGCAGAACATACCTGGTTGGCGCCGTTCCCCATCGAAGACGCTGACCGAGTGGCCGCGATCCTTCGGCGGCAGATGGCCGGCGATGCCACCGCCCCGGCTGCGATGGCAAAGGAACTGACGCGGCTGCAGGAGCTATGGCCGAACCCCATGGATCCGGTGGGCTCATTCCTCCGGTCGGCCCTGCGCGGAATCCCCGATTTCGTCAGCATCGGCATCTTCAACAGCCGCCCTGCGGCGGATCGCGCCAAGGCGGTCCGGATCATGCGCCGGATGCTGGTGGATGCCATTGCCGCACAGCAGCAGGCGGACCTGCCCAAAGGCTGATCAGCACCATGCGGCCGGTCGGTTCCAGTCCGCACCGGCCTGCAGTACGATGCGGCACCACCGCAGCACCCGGTCGTGCCGCTCACCCTCCGCGAAGCCCTGCTGCAGCGCTTCAGCAGCTACGAGGCACAGGCACGATCGGCCGGCCCCCAGCCCCGATCCGCACCGCCTGCAGCACGCCCTGAAACAGCGCCCGCTGCTCCTCTGGCGTCGCATCGGTGAAGAACGCCGGGTCAGACATTGCCTGGACATAGGGGGCCAGATCAGGCGGCAGCCGCTCGACACGCTGCAGCGCCTCGATCTGCGCCCGTTGCTCAGCCACCGCAGCCGCCAGGGCACGATTGCCCGGGTTGCGCCTCGCCAGCGCCTCCATCGTCGCCAGCTCGTCCAGCATCCCCGCCACCGCCGGGTCAAGCGCCTGCGGTTCCGCTGCGACCCGCGCCAGCCGCTCCGCCTCGTCGACGCACGCACGCACCACCGCCGGCAGCACGTCCGCCTCTTTGGCGCCGCCACGGGCCGTGCACAGCCGATGCCGGCACCGCCACCACACCACACCGCCCGAGCTGTTGCGCCGCATCAGGTGGCCGCAGCTGTCGCAGCGCAGTAGGCCCGTCAGCCCGTGCCGCACCTCAGTGCCGCCTCCCCCGAAGCGGTTCCGTGGCCGGCGCAGCATCTCCCGCAGGTCCCGCCAGTCCACCTCGCTGATCAGCGCCGGATGCTGGTCGTACTGGATCTCCCCCCACCGCTGATCCCAGCCCTTGCCGCTGGTCAGGTCCCGCTGGTGGGGCAGGTGACCCCGCAGCACCGGGTTCACGAACCAGTTCTGCAGGTTGCAGGCCGCAGGGGTCCACGGGCACCAGGTCGGCATCCCATAGGCCACCGCCGTGAAGCTGCCCCGCTGCCGCAGTTCCGTGATGATCCGCAGCGCCAGGGGCCAGTGCTCAGGGTGCGGCCGGAGCTGGTGGTCGGCCTTGGTGTAGCCGAACGGCGCCCGCTTGCGCAGGTGGCGGCCCTGGCGCCGGTACTCGGCAAACGATCGCCGCACCCGCAGGCTCAGCATCCTGCTCTCCATCTCCGCCAGGCCCGTCTGCAGTCGTGCCATCAGGAACCCCTGCGGTGTCGCGGTCTCGATTACCCCGCCGTCGAGGGCCCGAACCATCACCCCCTGCGCCTCGCACAGCGCCAGCAGGGTGTCGGCATGGGCGGCATGGCGACCGAGGCGGTCCACCCGGGTGACCACGATCTCGCTCACCCGCCGGGCCTTCACCAGCGCCAGCAGCTCGACCAGTCCGTCGCGGTCGTCGACCTTGCCGCTCTCCACATCGGTGATCACCCGCTGGCAGCCGGCCGCCATCAGCCGTGCAACCTGCGGCTCGAGCGCATCGGACTGCTCGTCGGTGCTCACCCGGGCGTAACCGATGCGGGCCATAGAGTCAGCGAAACTGCCGGCCGCACCTTACCTGCGCTATGTCTACCTACAGCTTCGATTGCGTAGTTAGAGCGCAGATCAGCTGCTGACTGGCGCGGGCCCCGGAAACCTCAGTCACCGCAGTGCATCTGATGGCGATCACCTATCGGGGCGAGACCTTCGACGGCTACAACAAGCCCAGGCGCACGCCGTCCCATGCCAGCAAGTCCCACGCCGTCCTGGCCAAGGACGGGGACACCATCCGGCTGATCCGCTTCGGGCAGCAGGGCGTTCAGGGTGCCGGCAAGAACCCGGCCACCGCCGCCGAAAGGGCACGACGCGCCAGCTTCAAGGCCCGTCACGCCGACAACATCGCCAAGGGTAAGCTCAGCGCCGCCTACTGGGCCGATCGAGTGAAGTGGTAGCCGCTCAGAACGGCGCCGGGTCACCGCCGCCCAGGCCCGTGTAGAGCCCCCGCATCTCACTGCCCGCACGGTTGCGCCCCGTCACCCAGTAGAGCGCCTCCAGCCGCGTCGCCCTGGCGGTCATCGCCTCCAGGTCGCTGGCCCCGGGCCGCGTCGTCTCGCCGCTCGGCAGCACCTTCAACAGGGACAGCAGCTCAACATCGTTCATGCCCTGGAGGTTCATGGCGGCCGGGAGCAGGTCGCCCAGCTTTCCGGCGGCAACCTCAGGCACAGGCCAGCACGCCATGACCGACGGACCCACGGTGGAGATGGTGATCGACGAACGTGGGCAGCCCGTCTGGCAGGTCTGCGGGCTCGGCATGTGCGTCCGCGATCCGTCTGGGTTGCGGGCTCAGGCCCGATTCGTGGACCTGTGCCGGGCCAAGGGCCTCCAGCCGCCCGCCGCCGGCCGTGGGCCGCATCGTGGGCCCACCGACAGCGATGAGCCCGGCACGTAGGCCCCGCATGATCAGGCGGTGGTGAACCGATGCACCCACATGCCACGGCGGGTCCGGTCCACCCGGCCCACCTGGTAGACCCGGGCGGCATCGCTCGCGCTGACCCCCGCCACGCACGCCGCGTAGACGCAGGGCTCGGAATAGAACCCGTCGTAAAACTTCGTGGTCTTGTCGTAGCGCCAGGCCGGGGCGTTGAACTCAGACCAGGGGTCCTTCACGTCGAACTCGAACCTGCCACCAGGGATTGACCGCAGGCCATCTAGGCAGATCACGTGTCCGCTGGCCGTGAACCAGCCGTGCGTGATCAGGAACTCGCCGGCCTTCAGCCAGCTCAGCACGTCATCGAGGCAGGCATTGCCCTCGTAGCGGTAGGGCCTGCCATAGCTGCGGATCACCCTGGCCATCACCGCAGGGTCGCCGGCCGTGCCGATCGCCTGCAGTTTCCTCCTGATGCCCACCACGTCGCGGTCGCCCACCGCCATGCCGATGCACGCCGCCTGGCATGTAGACGCATCCGGCTGGCTCAGGTTCAGCGCCTTGATGGCCGTCACCCACTGCCTGCGCTGCGCGGCCCCTGGTGCCGGGGCAGGCGCCGCAGCTGCATCCCCCAGCCATAGGCCGATCTCCGCCTCGCGTCGTCGCTTCAGGCCCGCTTCCACCTTGCTGCCTGGGTTCACATAAAGACGCAATGCCGCCGGCACATCGGCCAGCCGGCCCTCGCGCAACGCCTTCGACAGCGTGGCAAAGCCCTCGGTCCCGTACCAGCCGCTGCCCACGTTGTACGAGAAGCTCAGCAGCGCAGCACGTTGCCCGGTGCTCAGTCCCGCCCAGCCCGGCACCTTGCCCGCCAGGGTCCTGCAGTCCAGCGCCACACGCCAGGTCAGCATCCGCTCCGCCTGGGCGGCGCTCACCGTCTGCCCCCGCCGCACCGGCTCGCCGTCCTCGTAGGTGGTGCTCCCCCAGCCGATCGTCCACGGCTCGCCGCCGGTGCCCGGATCTGGGTAGGCCGTCAGCCGGCAGTCCTCGAACTCGCGGATCAACGGCAGCGCCAGGTTCACCTCCGCCGGTAGCGGCCCCGCTCCAGGGATCGGTGGCGGCTGCGGTTTCGCCGCCGGTGCTGCCCTGAACATCTCCATGAACTGCTCCCGCTGTGCTGCGGTCAGCAGCTGCCAGGCCCAGTGCCATGCCGCGTCCTGGTGCGGCATGGCATCAGCGGCTGGCCTGGTCGCCCTCGCAGCCGCGAGAAAGTCGGACATGGTGACGGTGCTGATCGGCTCAGCTTTCCGCCTTTGCGGTGCCCGTCAGCGCAGCGATCAGCTCGTCCTTCCGCCCGTTGTAGATCGAGGCAGGCAGCCCCATCACCTGGGCGATCTCGCGCAGCTTCGGGACCGTCAGACGCGCCAGTTCCGGTGCTTCCCACAGCTGCTGCAGCGGCAGGTCGGGCAGCTGAAACCCATCGGGCTGGGGCGGCAGCGGTCCAGGGCCTGCAGGCGCCGGTGGTGTGGTCAGCAGCAGCTCCTTCTCGCGCTCGCGGATCGCCTGGTTGGGCTGCCAGTACCCCATCACCCATCCGGCGGCGGTCATCACCATCGCCCCGCCCTGGGCCCACTGCGCGGAGCACTGGCCGGGCTGCTGCGCAAACCGCTCGCAGCTCACCCAGATGTAGCCGGCCGCAGCGAGTGACGGCAGGCTGAGCGCCAGGACGCTGGCACGGATGCTGGCAGGAAAAGGATTCATCGCGGTGCTGGGTTGTGGGTGTGGGGCATCGCCGGGCCCACGGCGTCGTCCGGTAGGCCGCGCATCACCGGGATGGCGGCAGCTGTAGCCGCGACGATCGCAATCAGGACCGTCACCACATCACGGAACACGCCAGCGCCGCCCTGGCCCTTGCCCACCAGCACCGCCATCGCGTCGACCTTGTTGGTCAGCTGCTGCAGGTCGTCACGGGTGACCACCCTGGCCTCCAGCTCCACCTGACGCTGCTCCAGCCGCTCAACCCGGGCCACATGCGTGGACATCTGGGTCTGGCTCTGGGTGATGCTGGCCTGCAGGCCCACCAGCAGGCCCTCCAGCCTCCCCAGACGGTTGATGATCCCGAGGGTTGTGCTGTCGATGGTCCCGAGGCCTGCGGTGTCGCTGTCGTCCATGGGCTGCTTGTGACCCCTCAGGTTTCCGCTTTCGGCGGACGATTCATCGGCCGGCACAGCCGGGGCAGCGCTCAAGGCTGCTGACCGGGCTGCAACGCCGCCACGAACTCATCCGGCAGCCGATCAGCCTGTGCCTCTGCCACGATCAGGGCCAGCGCATCAGGCGGCATCGCAGCGGCCTGCAGGAACAGGGCCCATGCAGCGGCGAACGGCAGGTAGTTTTGCCGCAGGCGGGCCTCATCCATGGCGGCGGGGAGGCTGGTGGTTGCGGGCTCGCCCTGGTGGGTGGTGCTGGAGCGTGCGGCGGCCATGGCGGTGGCCATCGGGGAGTAGGAAAACAACCAGCCGGCGAACGTCAGCCAGTCGGGCGGGGGCATCGGCGGGGGCGGCTGCGGCTCCAGGCGCCAGCCGTAGACCACAGTGCCGTTGAGATCATCGGAGTCGGGATCGGTGATGCTGACGACCGGCTCAGCGGGCACGGGGTAGTGCGCTGCGGGGTCGTGGCTGGTTGGCGCCGGCTCGCGCACCACCTCGATTACGTGATATTCCTGTCGGTCCAGCCCGAGCACAGGCGCATCATCGGGCCGGGGGTAGGGCCGGACCTGCTGGGTGGCGATGTGATACAGGGCGCGGGTCATGGGATGGCGGCGGCGAACGCTGCGACGAGGGTCGTCACCCGTGCGTCGAGCAGGGCGAGGTTGAGGGATTCGCCGATGGAGTAGAAAGCTAGGCGGGCGTCTGTATAGATTTCAGCAACGCTAGAGTTATTCTCACGAGCAAACACATATATCGACCCAGAAGTAGGGGTGCTGCTCACTGCGGAAGGGTCCGAGTGCGAAAGTGTTGATCCCCCGCCTCTGGCCGTGAACGCTGCTGAACTTGCGCGAGAAGCCCCCATGAAGCCCACATTTGTTGCGCCACAAGAATAAGAAGCTGTGCTGTTAACTACAGCAAAGCTAAACGTTGAAGTTGGCCCCGAACCAAGGGACGAACGGCCAGCCACCGCGCCGCCCGCTCCTATGTATACACGACTAGGGGATGTATTGGCACTTGCGTACACGCTTATGTGCTTGCTGTTCTGCGGATCAGCATTGTTATTCCTATTGCTGTTCAGATACTTCGTGCTCCCATTCCCCACTAGCCCCGTCTTCCGGTTGTAGTCCCCCGCCACGAAATTAAAATTCGTCGGCGCCGTTCCCACCAGTGGCACCAGTGCGCCAGCCAACGTGCGGGCGCCGGAGAGGATGCAGCTTGCCTTGATTATGCTACTTGCCTGGCTAATCGTCCCGCCGGTCACACCCAAATAACCGTCAACAATTAGATTGTCGATGAACGTAGCGATGGCCGTTTTGGTGCCGTCCTCCAGTCCGAGCAGGTTGCCAGCCGCAACGTCAGCGGCGATCACCTGGTCTAGGTAGTTGCTGACCGGCGCTGAATACTGCCGGGTGTACCGATAGGGATTGAGCAACCACATCAGCCGAGGCCCTCCACGAACTCCGCCGGCAGATCGAACCCACCAGCCAGCGCAGCAACCTGCTCCGCCAGCTCAGGTGCCACCAGCCCGGTCGCCCGCGCCTGCCCCCATGCCGCCAGGAACGTGGCCGGGTCGCCTTGCGCGGCCTGGCCCAGCCCCACGCCGAGCATCAGATGGAGCACAGGGGCAGTCGCAGCGCATGTGGCCACCAGGCCATTCACCGCAGCATCCGCCGCGAGCTGCTCAGCAAACTGCACCCACCGGGGCGCGGGCACCACCGGAGGGGGAGGCGGCAACTCCACCAGCTTCCACCCGCGCCGCAACACCAGCGCATCGAGGTCTACATCCTGCGTCGGCGCCAGCCCATAGGCCGCCGGGTCGTAGTCGGTGGGGGCTTCAGCCTGCTCAATCCACAACATCACCACTGGCGGCTGCAGGCCCACAACGTCCTCGTCGTCCTGCCGGGGCCAGGTGATCAGTGCGGCGGTTTCAGGGTTGTAGAGGATCCTGGGCATCGTCAGATCCTCACTGCAGGCATTTGAACCTTGAGGCCAGCGCCGCCCCCGCCCGCTGGGGGCTGGGTGACATGGAACGTGACCACTGACCCTGCAGCGATCTGCTGTCCACCGCTCACGAAAGCCGTCGAGAACACCGCTGGCGTGGTCGTTGTCGAGCTGGTGCCGCCCACCGCGATCGTGGGCAGCGTGCTGAAGATGCTGGTCCCGCCCACCCTGATGTCAACCTGCAGAGCCGAGGTAACTGGGGCAGTCGCTGACCAGATCGGAATGGCCGTGAGCCGATGGGTGTTGGGCCAGTGGTGAACGGTCAGCTTGACGCCGCTCGTTGCTGCCGTGCTCTCGTCGCCAAGAGCCATCCATGGGCTGTCCTCGGCTCTCAGCGTCGTGCCGTCGAACACGATACCAGGGCCCAACGTCGCATGGCTCAACTTCCCCTCTGAGTCGTCCCAGAACAGCAGGCGATCCGCTCCAGGATCATCAGCCTGCAGCTCCTGGCCCGACAGGTTCAGGATGTCCGCAACGCTGGCGGCGAGGGTGACAGCGTTGTGGAACCGTGCGTCGTTGCCCGCAGCCGCCGTGCCCGCAGTCGTGCCCAGTGTCACCCCAACCGCCTGGGTGCCCGCGTCGTAGGTGGCAGGGGCCGTTGCCGTGACGACCCCGGTGGGTCCGGTTGCTCCGGTGGGTCCTGCAGGGCCTGTTGAGCCGGTGGCTCCCGTGGCGCCCTGTGGCCCGGTTGCGCCTTGCGGCCCGGTGGGACCTGCCGCGCCTGTCGGTCCAGCTGGCCCGGTGGCGCCCGCAGGTCCCGTGGGCCCGATCAGCGACACGCCCGCAGGCCACGCACCGGCGGCCTTCGGGCCGTAGATCACCGTGGCCACGGTGTCGATGTAGAAGTCCCCATCGACCCCCACGCCCGCCCCAGGCGCACCAGCGCCCGATCGCAGCGTCTTGCCATCAGCGCCCGCCGCACCGGCTGGGCCCTGGGAGCCAGTGGCACCAGCTGGCCCCTGCTGGCCCTGGGCAATGTTGAAGATCACCGAGCCCCAGCCGCCTGAGGTCTTCGGGCCGTAGATGTCGCCATTGCTGGTCCGTAGGTAGAAGTCGCCCACCCCTCCCAACTCAGCGGCCGGCGCCCCCGCGCCCTGGCGCCACAGCGAACCCACGCCCGGCGGCCCCGCAGGTCCCGCAGGCCCCGGCGCTCCCCTGGTGGTCACCTGCGCCACCTTCACGCCATTGCGGCGCACGGTCTCAACCTGAACCGCGCGCTGCTCCAGTTCGATCAGAGGCCTCGTCATGCCGCCTCCCTGGTGGCGCCTTCGTTGAGGTAGGCGATCCCCTCCAGCCAGTAGTCGACCGTGTTGTCCGGGTACCGCACCCGCAGGTCCCACACGCCCTGCGCGGCCACTGCTGCCGTATTGGTTGGCGTGGCGGTCAGGATCAGCTCGCCAGAGGCCGCGACCACCGGGGCGCTGGTTTCAGGGTCGGTGGCCAGCGTGGTCAGGTCGAGCAGCTTCGTGGTTCTGGCCGTGTTCCACACCTGCGCCAGCACCGTGCAGCCAGTCAGGTCAACCGGCAGCGTGATCCGCTCCAGCAGCGTGGCCCGCTGTGGCACCACCAGGTCGTATCGGCCGGGCTGGAGCCCGAGGGCGGTTGCCATCGCTGCCTCATCGCTGCTTCAGGTTTCCGGCCCTTCAGCTCTCCCACGCTTCGTTGACGAACGGTGTCGCCGGGTCGTCGGCCTGGAACTCGCCGCCCTCAGCAGTGCCGGCCGGCTTGCGGGCACGCTTGCGGTGCTCCGCCGGCCGCTCCAGCGGGGCAGGGCACACCGCAGGCACCTCGGCGGCAGGGCACTCGCTGGTGCCGTGCTCGGCAGCATCGGCCCCCTCGATCACGGGCAGGATCGGCGGCTCAGGACTGTTGAACGCAACGCCAGGCACGGGCAGGCAGCAACTGCCGCAGGTTTCCGCACCCGCCCACGCGAAAGGGGCCCCGCAGGGCCCCCAGCGCTTCACCGGCCGCCGCCGGCCCCTCAGGCAGGGTTGAAGTAGATGAAGCGGTCGGTGCCGCTGCCCGGGCTGGGTGCAGCTGCGCCGTTGCTGCCGTCACCGGCAACCGCACGCACCGCCATCACCCGCAGCGCCTCGCCGGAGGCCAGCGTGGTGGTGGCCATCACCGCATCACGCACCTGGAGCCCGCTCAGCGCAAGCTCATCGGTGCCTTTGCCAGAGGCCGAGATCACCGCGATGTTGGCCCAGGCGCCAGCAGCGATGCTGCCAACAGCCGAGCCGACAGGCAGGTGAGCGGCCTGGATCACGTAACCGCCCACTGCCGTGGGGTCGGTCACGACCTGCACCAGCTTGTAGGTGTTCTGAGCCGCCAGATCGGCGTTCAGCACACGGGCGGCACCGGTGCGGGTTTCGGCGTTCTGCTCGATGCCGGCGCGAACCGCACCGATCAGAACGGCCTGGGCGTCGGGGACGTAGCCCCGGCGCTCCATCCCAATGGGGAGAGACATAGGAGGATCCTCAGAGAAGGGTCAGAGTTGGGGGCGATCAGGCCACGATGGCCGCGTCGGTGATGCCGGCGTACCGGGCCACGGACTTGCCGTTCAGCACGGCCAGGCCCACGTTCCAGTCCATCCGGGTGCGGAAGACCGGCGCGTCGTGGACCTCGCCAAGGTCACGCACCTCGGGGCCGAACTGGCCGCCGATGGAGCCCTGGATGCCCGTGGTCAGCTGGTCACCGAAGGCGACGCAGTAGATCGAGCAGGTGGCACCAGTGACCACGCTCACCCGGCCGGTGCCGGTGGCAGCGGCAGAGGTCACGTTGGCGTTGGTCTTCGCGTAGCTCACCGACGTGGCGGTCACGGCGGTCACCGTGTAGCTGCCGTTGAACAGGTTGCTGTTGTTGGTCACGCCAGCCACCGTGATGGTGTTGCCCACCACGATCCCGTGACCCGAGCTGATGGTCAGCGTGGCCACGTCGCTGGTCAGGGCCACGTTGCTCACGGTGGCGACGACCTCCGAGCCCTCGGTGAACGGCTGGATCTTCTGGTTCTGACCGTTCACGTCGGTCTCCAG